CTTTTTCAAATGTATCATGCATTGATACAATAGTTTTGTAGACTTCTTTAAGTGTATCATCAAAAAGTGAGGGTCTAAGCTTTGCCTTGTTTTCGCTATAGAACGAATTACTGAGGCAGCTTTTAAGCAATGATTGGTCCATTTAACTCTCTTAGCTGTTAACGTATTAATAAGATGTTATTGTAACACAGCCAATAGAATAAAAAAAGCCCCCGCCGAAGCGAGGGCCAAATTTCTTTTTCGTTTAGTTTTAGTTAGTTAGCTCGGAACTTCATCTTATTCAGATCAACGGCTCCGGGTTCACCTCTGCGTTCCCTAAGCTCAACTTGATAGTGTACTATGCGTGGATTTCCCTTGCAGTAATCTGCTATTAGTTTTTCCAATGCTACTTCTTCTGCGGCGGCTTCCTTGAAGCCCCCATCGATAGATAGATCGATAATAGCTATGCCTCTAGCTTTCATTTTACCATTCCCTTTTCTTTAACGTCTGTATTGGTATCGTAGACGAATACTTGATTTCGCAGCCGATTGCCTGCGCCTATGTTAAATTATGTTAAGCGGAGTACTGGTGGAGCTAAGGCAACTATTGGACTGCACCAAACATCTATACCCGCCCAATCAGAAGTAGTTTTGAGAACTTTCTTACTAAGTATACGAAGATATTTTCTGTAGTGAGCGCCGTAGGGCTTTTTTAGATAAGACCCTGTCCAATGATGCTCCAACAGATCTACATGAAGTGGCCTCATAAAGTCAAAATTTTCAAAAGTCATTACTTAACACCTCTACAAGCTGGTTAACTGATAGGTTCTTTAAATCCTTAGAAGTAAACCTAATCAGTAAGCTTTTATCTATACTCCTACCTATGGTTATAGCCTTAGACGAAGCGTCTTTGTCAAGGACCAAATAACAAGCATCGTATTTATTTAGCGACTTTTTTAAACAATTACTTACGCGAGTACCTAGCAAAGCTACTCCTACAAGGCCGTTTACTCTGCTCACAGAACATGCCGAAGGAGTATCCTCTACAAGCACGGCTGTTGATCCAACACCTACGTGTATACCTTCATCCAGCACACCGTAAGTCAGCCACTTAGGTCCATACTTCTTTAGTGATCTACCTACAGCGCCTGTGTCTGTACAGAATAGTACTCTGTCCTCTGCCGGTGCATAGCGAACATCTATGTATCCAGTCTCATAAGCCTCTAGGCTGTTGTTCTGCTCTAGATAGTCGATTGCTGGCTGATGATTACGGGCTGGAGTAGTGATCGAAGGGATAGGCTTTGGCTCTCTAGTCTTTTGCTGTACTGCGTTAGCTAGATAGTTCTTAGCTGCCTGTATGCTTCTCTTGCCTTGATAGATGCCTTTGCCATTGCAGCTTGCTCTAAAGCAATACCACTTCAATTGGCCGTCTACTTTAGAAACAGACAGCTTCTTTGGTCCACCACAGAAAGGACACTGGATTACTTTAGTGTCTCCTTCCCGTATAGGGATAGCCTTTATGACTTCTAGTTGTTCGAGGTAGGTCATTGGTCTCTCTTAGTATTTGGTTGGTTGGTAGTTGGTTTGGGGTACTGCCCTCCCAAGAGGACAGCGTCAGCTTATACAGTTATTCGCATCTGTCAACACTTAATTAGGCGCATTTAAAAACAATTAGTGTTAACAGGCATTTTGCAGATATCCCGAATTATCCAATGAAATCAATGGGTACGGTTAATCAATTGGTCGTAGGTTCGATCCCTACCGCCGGAGCCAAATTACTGATATTAAACAATAAAATGCCTCCGACATAGGTAAAGTGGCATGGCAGATTCCAGAGTGGCAGACTGCCACTTTTGCCACTGTGATCAATATCCGTTCACTGATTCCAACCGGATGTAGAAGTCAGAGCCGTTGATATAACTCATTTCCTGTTCAGCCACCGACTTCTGGATAGTCTTATGCGCCAGTAGCTGGTGGGTACGTGAGCAGTAGTAGCATAGCTTAATCATCTTCATTCAATCCTCTCTTCACCAAGGCTATGAAACCGGCTTGGAATATCTCCGCGAAGACTTCAGGGCTAAGGTCTAGCTGTATAGTCGCTGACCCATCCTCATGCTCTTCCAGTTCTGTGATTTTGATTTCGTTACTCATGCCGCCTTCTCCTTGGCTCGCTGCCTCTCATCATCGCTCATTGGCCGTATGTACGGGTAAGCCTCTCCCATCAGCGCAGCCCAGCTTACTGGGAAAAGCCCTCTCATTATGTCGCTTACCTGATTGGCTACCACACGGCTTTCATATTGAGTGTCAGCGGCACACCGTAGGCTACACATCTTGCTGATGGCTTTTAGACTACCGCTCCAGATCCACGACGATAGCATCGACTGCGGCAGAACCATGCGAGCCATCTCTGGGGCTACACCTACTTCCAGTAGAGTCCGGTAACTGATCATAGCGCCATCATATGAATCCTCTATGATATCGTCGGAGATAGTGATGTGGCCCTCGCTACCCTGCTTAGAGTTACCCTTTCGAGGACGGCCTCTCCATTCAGTAGGCCAGTAGAACTCAGGCTCACTGTCCACATACCGGCGGCTTATCTCATTCCAAGGCATGTACTCGCTCTTCTTTAGTTGAGCCATAGCGAACAACGGCGCGGTACACCTGAAAGTGACGAAGGCATGGTTAAATGGTGAGTAGTGCTTATGATCAGCCAGATACCGAATGAGCTTCTTATCTCTGTCGTGTAGCTCAGGAACCATAGGGCCACCTTCTTTACCAGTATAACCTAGAGCCTCACTCTTAGCGTCATAACTCACTCTAGCCGCATCTACGACTGAGAGATCATCACCTGAGTGACGCACGTACTGAACAGTAATTTGTTCGTGATCCATTTATAATAGTCCTCGTTTAATATTTGCGTTGGTAGATTCAATCTCGCCCTCTACTGCATAGACAACCAGCATCTGAGGGTTCTTGTGGCCTGATAGAGCCATTAGCTCCCTGTCTGAGCAGCCAGACTGACTGGCATGGGTTATCCCAGTTCGTCGTAAGTCAGCTAACCAGATCGTAGAATACATCTGACTGCCATCTTTATTGAACTGACTGTGTAAAGGCACTTCAGGTAGCCCGTAGCCGTCAGCCAGCTTACGAAAGAACTTATTGCAGCGATCCTGCGTGTATGGACGCCCAGTATTTTCGTATGCGAAGATGTAATCGTCGGAGTTACGGTGCTGATGTAGATGTAACCTATCCTGAACGGCGTTGGTTACCTTGATAGACATCTGCTTGCCGGTCTTTTGCTGGATGAAGTTAGACACACCAGTACGCCCATCGATGTTAGACCACTTCATAGTCCTTACATCTACGGGTCTCTGGCAGAACTCATAACACATGACGATCATAGTACCCATGCTAGGATATCCCTGCTCATCACAGTACTTCACCATGCCCTTGATCTGATCGACGGTCCACATAACCTGCCTGTCCGGCAGCTTGGGTATCCTAACCAGAGAGAACGGGTTAGCTTTAACTTTCCCTGCGCGTAAACCCTCGTTCCAGACCAGCTTCAGTACCTTGAATGTGTGGTTGGCTTTGTGTGTACTGACATCATCCTGTATGTGTAGCCACAGTCTCTGTGCGTATTCGTAATCCACTTGTGACACAAACATCTTGCTAAACTGCTTACCGCTTATGTGTACACGTTGAACATGACTGAGATGACCGTCATAGGACCGCTTAGTAGAAGCGGCCTTGATGTTTGTGTACGCCATGCTGTCCTTGTAGTAGTCAATCAGCGCAGCGACAGAGCGGCTGTCTGCTCGTACCTCTACTTGTTCACCGGCTTTGTGAGCCTCAAACAGCCGCTTAATCTCATAGCCACGGGCATTGGCATCTCTAATACAGGTGTAGTTCTCCCGTGGTTTAACATTCAGATGCGGGAAAGTCTCTAGCACTTCATCAGTAGGCCTGATGTCGTAGACACGCACATTACCTTTCATGCGCGGCCTGACGTAAGGAGCTTTAGCCATTAGACTTCTCCTTTATGTATTCTTGCCAAGGCAGGGTATAGTTGATGCCATGATACTGGCAGTAACCAATGGCAGCATACATAGCCTTTGAATCCGTACTATCGTTTATCTCTGCGTAGACATCATCTTCACGCATTTGCAGAGTTAGCCAGTATTGTTCATCATCATGCCAGTGCAGTTGGGGTTGATCCATATTGGAAGTGGAGGTGTGCATTTGACCGATTACCTCAGTCAAACCACCAATAGCCCATATGAATTTGCTGAATACTTCTTCTTTAGCCATTAGCCATCTCCTTCTGTAGCTTGAGTCCTTTGATAAGCATCTCTTCTGCGTCCTTCTTCTGGCCGTGCTGTAGGCGTTCTAAGGCCCAAGACACCCAGCTTGTTGCGATTGGGGATAGTTGATCAGGGTTTGGCTCTGGCTTGTGACCAAGAGCTTCGAAAGAACCCACTGCGTTATCATTCAAGAAGGCAAGCAGATTGGGTTTGTCTATCGGAACCTCGACTAGGCGCATGTCATTCTTAAAACGCTTGCGAGCATCAG